GATTTACAACGTTTTGACTATGCTTAAGATTTGTAAATTCTTTTTCAACCGACCTATCAGCTTTTAAAACATAAAGATGATAAATTCCATCTTGAACATCTTTAATATATTGACTAATGACTTCATTTCTGTAAATATAATAATTTGATTTTAAATCATTTCTTTCAAATCTTGGCAAAGATGTTGTTCTATTTGCAGTATTATTTTGAAATGCTCCTAAAGATGTTGCATGATTAATTCCAAAAATGTCAGTTGTAGAATATTTAAATGTTTTATCATCTACAATCTCTGAAATTTCAAAAGATCCGTTATATCCCTCATTGTATGTTCCTGAAGTATTATTACTACTAATAACGTTTTTAATATTGACAATATTTCCAACTTTAAGATTATGAGGCAATTCTGCAATAGCAGTGATTGAAGATCCGGATACTGAACAAGTCCCTATAAATCTGGGATTTCTCTTAAAATCATAATCAGTTTCAAAAATTTCTGTTAAACCAAATTGAGTGTCAAGTGGTAATAGTGATATGTTAGTTGAATTTGATTCTTGTAAAATAAAAGCATCTTCAGGATTCTTCGCATTAACTGATTCTTTAGGAATAACGACTCTAATTTTATAAATCTTTTCATCTAAACTTCTATTATCTTCAATTCTTTTTACAAAAGAAGTTTTAGTATTTACACCAATTCCAGCAACACCTAAAGTAAATAGTGTATTGTAAATTTGATTATTTGCATTTACATGAATAAACCATTTATTTTTTAAAGCATCAAATTGAACTGGAGATCCAATATCTGAAGGTGACTTATCAGATACTCTACTTCTAATTTTAAGTTGAGATCCAAGATAACAACGAATATAGTTATTATTTTTAGCATTGGTGAATGATGATGCTAATTGGAATTCAGTAGAAGAAATTTTAATAATATAATAAGTTTCATGATCTATTAATCCTTCTGGAATGTCTCCAATCTCACTTATTAACTTAATTTTTTCTCCAGTATTTAAATTATGAGATGTTGAGGTTGTAAAAGTAAAAGAATTTGCCGAAGTTGGAACTGAGTTAATTTCAAGTTCTTTAACACTACTTGTTGTACCCAGAGCAGTTGTAAATCCAGATGAAGAAATTACATTGTCCAACATATAAATGTTTGCTTCACTTACACCATATCCAGAAATTGAACTGAAATCGATATAAATCTTATCATTTTGTTTTGCACCAATTCTATATCCCTGAGTAATTATTGGAGGAACTTCATCAATACTATTAAATCCATACAAATACAAATGACTTGAAATTCCAACTTGTGTTGTGATACCAACATCAATCGAGAACCAATCAATATTTTGCTCTTCATTTACAATTGCTCTTGGAGTAATAATTGAAGTCACATATGCGTGGTCATCTTTATCAAAAGCCGCATCTTTGAATCCATCAGCAACTAATGAAATTTGACCAAAGTTTGAGTTTGAGTTTGTGATCGAATTATCACCACCAGATTCTGCAGCAAAATGTTTATTAAATCCAATTGCAAAAACAGATACAATTTGGATGAAGGAATCATTTGATACTTTAATGTGAGTGCTTTCCCACCCTTTTCTATAAATTGCACCACTGTCTAAATGATACACTTTATTTACATCTTTTGAAGATGATTCGGTTGCTAATTCTGCTCCAGTTTGCTTAACGATTGGAATTGAATCATAATCTCGTGAAGATTCGTTATATTTTACAAATGCTCTGTCATCTTTTTGCAAAGATACACCTGTAAATTGAGCAACCACCATACTGCGGAATCCAGATGCTTTTTTTCCATCTGCGTGCATTCCGTTCATACCCCATGTCGAACGTAAAGAGCAGTTGAAGATATAAGGTGATGCACCCTTTACAGTATCAGTTTCAACGGTTACTGTCGCTCCACTAAATGTGGGCGATGCTGTCATAGACCTATTAATGTAGGGAATTACGTAAGTAAATATCTTAGAACTTTGAACTGATTGAACTTTTGCTGAAATATTGTAATTTGCTGAAAGTTGACCAGGAATACCTACACCATTGATTTTAATTGGCGTATCAACTGTTAAATTATGATCAGACTTTGTTTCTACAGTAACAACTTCGGTGGCAGATGCTCTGTCGCCAGAGTAAATATCTTGAATAATTAAAGGATCATTTGCAAAAGCTCCAACAATTTCCCACTCTGGACGTTCTTTTGCAAATCCAAGAGGACTATCTGGATATTTTTGATCTATATCTTTTCTGTCAGATCCTGTATTATATGCATTTGAAAGTTTTGCATAATACATGTCAAGATCTGTCAATGTAAAATCATTTGAAAGATCTTTAGGTAAATTTACACCATCAGCATATTCAAAACAAGTTAACTTGTGGTGAGAAAAGGTTGGTGTCGCAACATCAGTAAAATTTTGTGGATTTGTGTAAACTAATCCACTTTCACTTGCATCAAAAATTGAAAACTGCCAAAAATAACAGTTTCCAGTAATTTTAAAAATTGAAGAATTTTTTACATTAGAATCAGTTGGATTGGGAACATACTTCGGTCTAATTTTTGTTTTACGAAGATCTAATCCAACAATAGATGTTCCTCTGGGTACAATAACACCACCATATACACTATTAAACTTGTAAAGAACATTGTCTTCTTCAGTTAAATCAAAATTTGTTTCTAAGTTTAAATCAAATATATCTTGAGCATAATTTGATGTATTACCATCTGTTGGTCTTCTTGCCTTAGCACCAGATTGATTTACTATTCCCCATCCTGGGCGATTATCAACTAAGTGCTCACCAGGAAAAAGTAAAATAGTTGTCTGATCGTTTTTATCGTTATTAATTCCTCTTCTGTACGAAAATCTTGCAGATTCGATTAAAGCCCTCTGAATTGTTTTAAAAGGCTTTGTTAAAGAATTCCCCTCATTAGTGATTGAATCTGTAGAATCAAGATCATTTGGGTTTACATATAAAATACGTCCTTCAGTATTCTTTATAAAATTTTCCAATTTGTTCAAAGGCACGGCAATATTGCTCCTTTAAATTTTGTCTTTGTGATATATTTATTCATTTAATCCAGTGCTTATTTAAAAATCCTAATACATAATTCTCACCTGGACACTCCTTACAAAGTTTATTTTCTACTCCATTGTTCCACCACTTTTTTCCATAAGCAGGATTTTTCTCACCTTTTAATGAAGCACTCATATTTTTTCTATGATCTTCAGTAATCTTTTTCCCCAGTTTTGCTTCACTCAATGCTTTTCTATGCTCTGTACTTTTCTTTCTACCTTTGTGAGCATCGCTTAATTTCTTTTTAGTTTCATCACTTAAACGGCGACCAGAACATCCTTCTCCACCGTCAGTCATATTTCTCAAAATACCCGTTCCCAAATCTTTTCTACCCAATATAGCAATCATATAAATTTCGTGCTTTCGTGCCTCTTCGTCAGTAAGATTTTTCTTCAAATAAATTATTCTTTCTGTTTCTTTAGGAACAGCAATTCTATGTAAATTATTAGTAATTCTTCCCGCTTTACCTTTACCAATATAGTAAGGTGTTCCATCTTCACGCAAATAAGCGTAAGTGTAATATTCCATCTGCTTTAATCGTGGTTATATGTATTTATACAAGAAAAGGGTCATAAAGACCCTCTCCAGCTTAAACAACCACGATTAAGCACTATTATTTATCCCATTAAATCTTCCTCATCATACTCAATAATATCATCAGGCATATCTTCAGGATTCTCTAACTCAACTGGAAAAAAACAAGGATGTGCTTCTTCATCTATCAAATAAAAAGAGTTTTTGTATAAGTCTTCTGGTTCAAATGTGCATTGTTTATCTGCTGCTCTACAAAGGTCTTGGTCGTATAAATGTCCGTCTGGAAGTTCGTCAAATGTAAAGGCAATATGATTGATAAAATACATCTTCACGATTATACTGGCGTCATTATACCAACAATATGCGTAATCAATACGATAAGACATAGGATTTAGTCCCATATCTTATATTTATTTTAAATATAAAAAAACCTCCCACGAAAGGAGGTTTATTTTTATTGCGCTTCGTTATTATACTCAGTGTACATTCGCACAAAGTCATCATCTTCAGGCATCATAACTGCTGCTCTACCATCTTCATCAATTATACCCAATCGTTCTCCGTTTTCGATTCTACCAATTAGTTCGTCAAAACGTTCTTGAAACTCTTCCACCGTGAAAACTTCCATTTGGTTAATATTTAGTTAAATTATTGACCTTTGATAGCAAGGTCAGCATACTCAATTTGCTCAGGTTCAAGTTGAGCAGTGACTACTTCCAAAACGTTCATAAATTCTTCAACAGTTTCACACTCAACCATACGCTCACTTCCTTGATCGCTCAGAAGAAGAAAAGATCGGGTGCAAACATCAATCACAATGCCCTGAACGCATTCTTGTGCAGTACTCATTAGGTCGGTTTTTAATTGCATAATGATCATAGCAGGCCCTTGGCGAAATGTCAAGGGTGAATGGTTAAAGAAAACTTTGAACCGCTAAAATTGCAGATTCATTTTTAGTTTTTCTTGCAGCAATTTGTACATGTAAATTTTTGTTTCCCCAATTTTGAAGTTCTTTTTCACTTTTTGTTGCCTTTATATAATTTAAATTTGTTCGATTAACTGCATTATCTCTCTGTAATCTTAAGGCATCAATTTCATCTAAGAGTGTTGAGATTGAATTTGCAATTGATACGCAAGTAGCAACAGGTATTGTAGATCCCGGATAATACCTGTATGAGGTAATAATTCGAGCATTGTGATCAGCAGAAGTTTTAGATATATCAGTTCTTCCTACACCAGATAGAGTTGCTCCGCCATCATTTTGTCTTTCATTTTCATAACCATAACCAGCATAAGATGTGGTTAATGTTACGGTACTATCGGGATCAAATGGATTGCTGGCAGAAAAATTTTGATTGGGTCCTGCCATATTTTCATAAATGCCAAGTGCATCTCGATCTTCTATAATTGGGGTATAAGTTGCATAATCAAATGTTTCGGCGTCAGGAAGACAAATAGTACCTCCAATAAAAGATGTGCTACAGGCAATTCCTGGCCAACAATTACCACTGGTTGCTTGAATCGATAAAGTTACTATTTGTTGCTTCTTTGCGTTAATTTGAGCATTAAATGAAATAATTTGATTATCAAGAACCGCACAAAATTCTTGAAGTGTTTTTGCATCTTCTTCAATTTGCTGTTCAATCTGACCTACTACACTTTCATCGTAAAGATTACTATCTTCTTCTGTAGTATTTTTTGACCACCTACCATTAGCATTTTGTGTGATATTGACTTTTTCTATTTTTGCTGGTACTTCAATATCTGATTGCTTATCAAATGCACCATCAAGTTGATTTTGGTCATCTTCAAAAATTTTAAGAGCTCTATTTTTTAAACTTTCATCCATTTTTACACAATCATTTCAATAATTTTTATTTATTGGTTTTCTAAAACTAAGATTCTTTGTTTTAATTCTTCAATTTGTTGTTGCTGATCTTTGATGCTACCAATCAATAATGGAACTAAGTTTTCATAAAGAACTCTTTTTACTTCTCTGGATTTATCACCTTTAATGTTTACTTTTGTCTTGCAAACAACCTCAGGCACAACTAATTCAACTTCTTGTGCAATCAGACCAACCATCTGAGGATAGTCTTTTGCCAAGTTAGGAACAATATCCTCGTCCCAATTGAAAGATACTGGATTAAGATTCAAAATTCGATCTAATGAATCAGTCAAAGGTTCTATATTTTTCTTTAACGTAACATCTGAAGTATGTGGTCCTACCGAAATAAATGTTCCATTATATTTCCAAAATCCAGTTAAATCTCCATTGGGCGATTTAAAATCTGTTTTGAGTGCCGCAACACCAAAATCCGGAGACTTTGCGTTCCAAGAAGGAACAACCGAATCCTTAAGACCATTTTTTTCACTAAAAACGGCACTATAAGAAATATTTAAAGATCCAAGACTTATATCCGAACCAATTTTAATGTCAGATCCAAAACAATTTCGAATACCAGTAAGCTGTTCTAATCCAACCGTATTAATTGATAATGGGGATGTGAGCGATGGTCCAACAACAAGAGATGCTGAAAATGGTATTGCTGTTGCCCCCTGCCCAAAATGTCCTTTATGAACAGAAAGTGTTCCTGGTTCCCAAAATCCAGGTGGAATTTGCAATGCGTCTCCTGCAAGACCCATCACTGCAAGTTGACTAACTGTTAAAGAATCACCTGTTGCTGCCATAGTTTTTCTCCTTATTTACAAGATTTATCAATACCTTCTAAAATTGCTGCCCAATTTCCAGCCAACAAAGATTTTACAGTTCCAAAAACTGATGGATAGTCGCCAAAATTAATATTTCCTTTTATAATTATATCAGTTCCAGCAATGTCTACGCCACACTCTCCACGAATACAAACTTTGGAACCCATTATTCTTGTTTGCTCACCAGAAACCATACTGATGTAACCATTTGAAGAAACCATAAAGTTTCCTCCCGGTTCGGAATCAGTAGTTTCTATCCAAATATTTTTTGCCTTTAATCTAATATTTCCATTTTTTGCAATAAAAACAATATCTCCATTTTCTGCAAGAATTTGTTTTGCAGGTGTTTCTTTGCCATCTTGACTTGGTTTTAAACTATATCCAACATTTTCTGTATTACATTTTGGACTTACAAAAGAAGAATTTCCGGATTCTGCAAATCTCATCATATGATTTGATGATGTTGCAATTGTTAACTCATTACCATCATCCTTCGATTCTGGTCCTGGTGGACCCCAATACATAATCCCGTAATCATTGTCAGCAGTTTTTAAAGGCGGAGTCTTTTTTTTAGTTGTCATCTAAGAACACAATCTATAACTTGAATAACTTCGAGCGAATCAATACTTTCTCCCCTTTCACGAATAAATTGTTCTTTAGGTGTGAAATTAATAATTGGCAGAAATTGTGCCCCGCTTCCAGTTTGACTATTTATTTTAATAATTGGAATCTCTGTTAATCCACAAGAAGAATTTAAAATGTCCATTTGAACAATTTGACCAAGTTCTGTCAATCTAACTTTGACTTGTAAATCTGGTATATTTGGTTCAATACTAATTGAATCATTTTCACTATATCCAATTCCAGTTGAAATAACTTGTATTTCACTTAAACATCCAATATATTCTCTTGTATCATCTGCATCAGTTCTTCCTGGATTTTCCGCAAGTTGATTTCCAAATTCATCTCTTCCATTTGGAGCAGGTAAGTATCCATTTCCTGAATTTGTAATTATAATTTGTTTAATTGGTCTGCCTTTACAATTTTCAATTGTTTTTCCAGTCAAAGGATCTTTTGGGCATTCCGGTTCATCTTCTAAAACGGCATAAGCAGCAGCATAATTGCCATTACCACAATTATCAACCACAGAAACATAAGGTGCTGAAGTGTACCCTTCTCCTCTAAATCTTAAATTTGCCCCAACAACTTGCCCCGCTTTATTTACAATTGCTTCGGCAATCGCCCCGAAACCTCCGCCACCAAAAATTTGAATTTGTGGAACACCACAAACATATGCTCCAGTATTACACTCTACATCTAATGTTTTCCCCAAAACATCAACATCTGGAGATATTAAACCTCCAGGATCATTAAACATATTAAATGGACCACCCCAACGACTAAATTTGTTTAATAAATCTTGAGTTTCTCCAGAAGATAAATTTAATCCATTCAAAAAATTATTGAATCTGTCTACTGCTGGTTGTGGAGGTCCCCCCCACCAACTTGTTTGGAAATTTACAATCTGTGGGCATTCTGGACCAGATGAACATAAGAATGATTCAAATCCAAGAATAAAATCAATCACTTCAAAAACTGAACCAGCAACTCTACCAACGCTACCAACAATACTGTTTATTTGATCTAAAATAGGTTTAATTGATTGATCAATTCGATTTGCTAAATTATTGATTAAGGCGTTTGTGAATTGTTGAGCAGCACAAAATGGAGCATTGATTAATCTGCCAATTAAATTCATTACAAAATCGGTAATTAAATTTCCAAGTCCTTTTATAATTTCCCCAAATTTACAAAAAACAGCATCAGTAATTAATTTTGAAATTGCATCTTTAATTGTTTTGGCCAAAGTTGGAAATAAATTATTAAGAGCGTCTCCAAGCAAATTTTTAATTTTTTGAATAATCCAATTTCGAATTCTTTGAATTAAAATTCTTAAAGCTCCGGAAATTAAATCTATGACATTTGAAAAAGTATCAGATAAAGAAGTGATTGTATTTAATACTGGTTGAACAAATTTATTATAATATTTTTTAATGCTTTTCAACGTATTGAACAAATACTTAAGTGCCCCATTAATTGTTGCAGTTACTGAGGTTCCGCAGGGATTTGGACCTTGGAATTCAGTTTGAACTAATTTTGCCCAATAAGCATATTGCTGAGAACTTAAATGCGTCTTGCAAGCTTCAATATTTTCTCGCATCCATCCAATATCTTGATTGTTATTAACACAATCAGATTTTTTACTTTTTATTACTCTTTGTATAACTTTTTTATTTTCTTCTAATCCATTTATTACTTCATTCAATTGTGCAATTTTTTCTATATCATTTTTTGGATCTAATTTTTCTTTAGCTTGATTGAGTATTTCTAAATCTTTATCAATATTATTTGATTCGCCAATTAGAGAATTTCCAGTTTGATTTAAATAATCTTGTTCCGTTGCCATCTATTAAATCACTTCTTTATTTTTTTATTTATTATTTAACCAATGGATTATCAACAACTCCAAGTTCTTCTCTTGTTGGAGATGCTGGTTTTTCTGGTGAAATTGCACCAATAACTCGTGATGGTGGGACATTGGAGCGATTTTGAGAATATGAATTCAATCTTTTACCATAAGTTGTGATTTTTGCTTCTTGTGCAGTGATTTGATTTTCATTTATACTTCTGGCAAGAACACCATCAATTACCGGAATTTGACCTTTTGAATCTAAGAAAAATCCCATTACAGTTTCACCACCAATTATTCCTGAGGATAATCTATTTCCATTTCCATGAGTAGTTGGAAGTTTTACAATTGCTAAGGGCAAATCTGCATTTGAAATCTCAGTTCCAAGTGAATGAGTTCCTTCACCATCAGGAAGAGTCGAATAAAAAATTCTGACTCTTACTCGAATTCCATGTCCACTAATTTGAGTATCGTTTTCTGTTTGATTTGGTGCAACTTGTCCAATCCAAACACCATATCCGTATCCGTTATTCATTATCCTGCGACTCCTATTTGTCCATAAGTATCTCTCACAAGCGTCAATGATGTAAATGAGTTTACTGTATTATAGTGATGGCATAAATTCAAAATTAAATAATTGCCACTCTGAGGAATATCATAAGAACCTTGAGATTTTGAATCCAGAGTAATTTTTTCAAATTCACAACGAATTACATCTCCTGCCTCTAAATTTGGATTGCAAGGAATTAATATAGTCATTGCCTGAACAAATAATAAATTATATCTCATAATTGCTCGTGCAAGGTAGTCTGATGGATCATTATTGGTTTTGTTATTAATTTTCTTTTCCATCATTCCAGCAGGAACCAATACAGTATAAAGACGAGAAGGTTTATTGCTGAGTTCAGAATTAACTTCTACCTTTTTGCCAAGATTTTTTTGTCCTCGATTATCTTCCAGGTTATAAGTTTTTTGTTTCCACTCTTGCATATCTTCATACATAAATCTAAATGTTGCAGAAAACATTCCAGATCTTAGTGATGCTGATATACTTTGATCTTTTTTAGATGGTGGTGTTAAAATACGAAAAGCATTGGTGTCATTTTCAAGATCACTTCTAAATGCAGCATTATAAAAATAAGTTTGTTTAGGTTGTTGAGAA